CTGAACCGGGAGGACGGCGAACGCCTGCACGCCAGGGTCAAGGAGATCGTCAAGCTGATGGAGACCATATGATGTACTACAGCGCCCTGCCACGCCGCTTCTGCACCCAGGCCGAGCCGATGCAGCACGAGTTCCGGGACCACTACCAGTGGAGCCATCCCGATGCCGAGGCGGTCATGCCGTTCTTTAACCTGGTGGTCTACACCTGCCCGCACTGCAAACACACCTTTCACGCCGAACCGAGACAACCACAATGACCGATCCTACGCGAGCAGCATCCTACCCGCCCTTCGTCCAGTTCCTGTCGGACATCAATGAAGAGATCAACAGTGACGAAGACCTGATCGAGGTGATGAATGGCATCGCTGACACGCTCGGCGACATGTTCGGCTTCCAGAGCAACCGCCACGAGCTGGTGGCGAACTTCGTCGCACGCCTTCATGCAGCGGCTGACGCATCAGCGCAGACCCAGGTCATGACGAGGAACTGAATGAATACCTGGAACTACCGCGTGGTGCGGCATGTCGACAAGGTCCGCGACGGCAGCGAGTACGTGTCCTACGCGATCCACGAAGCGCACTACGACACGCCGATCGAGGTCCCGCACTCGATCACCGACAATCCGGTGACGACCAGCTTCGACACACTGGACGAGCTGCGCGACGCGCTGACCAAGATGCTGCTCGGCCTGGACAAGCCGGTGCTGAACTACGAGGACTTCTGACGTGTTCATCATCTACATTGAGGATAACCCTGATGAGGTGATCGTCTCGCAACTCGATTGCGTGCTTGCCCGCTGCCCGAAGGTCGACGGCGATATCGCCGGCTTTCTGCGTGAGGTGCTGTCCGCGCTAGGCAACCGCGTAGAGGTCCACAATGGTTAGCCGGCGACAGCGCGAGGGCCACTTCATGGGCAAGGCATGGGGCAAGGTGGTGCGGCGCTATGCCCCGCCCGTTCCCCATCCCCGGTCAGCGTTCGCTCGGGCCTACCAGGCAGGCCGGATCGTTCGCCGGTCTGGCGTGCCCTTCGAGGTGACGCACCTGGCCGACCAGCAGGGGGCACAGTGAAGCGCGGGATCACACCGTTGCCGGAGCTGTCGACCCTGCGGCCTGCCCTGCTGATGCGCTTGCAGTTCGTGGAGTGCATGCTGGCGACCTACGGCACCATCAACCGCGGCGTGCTGGTCGACTACTTCGGCCTGTCGATGCCCCAGGCCAGCCTCGACCTGAACCTGTACCTCGACTACGCGCCGGGCAATGCAGCGTACGACCTGACCGCCCGGACCTACCGCCGCACCGACTACTTCAAGAGGCTATGGACATGAAGCTCAAGCCCGACACCATCCTGCCGACCCCGGACGAGGACGCGGCGATCACGGCAGCTGCGCTGGCCGACCCTGACTGCCGGCCCTACACCGACGCCGAGTGGGCAGTGGCACGGCCACGCAGCCGGCGACAGCGCGAGGGCTGGTACGTCGGCACCTTCCGGGGCAAGCATGTGCGGCGTCGTGCGCTGCTGCCTGCCCTGATGCTCGGCACGGTGGAGCTGTTCCCGCCATCGGTGCCGCACCCGGACAACGGGATCGCCTGGATGACCATGAACGAGCGCACCCCGGTCGACCCGGTGCTGCCGCTGCGCATCCGCTACCGAAGCAAGGACAAGTCCGCCGAGGTGGTGGTGGAGTGGGCCGATGCCGATGACTAGCCGGAACCAGAGGGAAGGCCGCTACGCCGGCAAGCTGTACGGGCAGCACTGGCGCAGCCGGTTCTATCACGGCCCTGGTCACTACAACGCGGTGATGACGCCGTACGTCGAGGCGGTCATGCGCAGCAAGCGGAAGTGGCGATGACTAGCCGGAACCGGCGCGAGGGCTACTACGTCGGCCACAGTGAGGGCCGTGCGGTGCGCTGGCGTCTCGCCCTGGTCAGGCGGGTGCGCAGTGCCAAGGCCAGGGCGATCCTGCGGCGCCGCACCTACGCTGCCTATGGCCTGGTGATCCGGGCCGACCAATGAGAAACGCCCTCGGCACTTAGCAAGCACCGAGAGCGTTAGCCGCCCCCCACCAGAGTCAGCAGGGTCAGTATAGCCTGCCCTACTGTCCTGCGGCAAGGTAGCGGTACAGGGCATTGCGGCTGATGCCAAGCTCCCTGGCCACGGATGCCTTGGAGACGTCGGGATCGGCCAGCCGGCGGCGCAGCTCGATGATGCCGGCGGCGTCCAGCTTGGGCTTCCTGCCCCGGTACACGCCCTTGCGCTTGGCAATGGCGATCCCCTCGGCCTGGCGCTCCCGGATCAAGGCCCGCTCGAACTCGGCCATGGCGCCCAGCATGGTCAGCAGCAGCCGGTTCATCGGGGTCGGCTCACCCGAGAACGTCAGTCCCTGCTTGAGGAACACGATCGTCACGCCATCCTTGGTCAGGCGCTCGACGAGCTGCAGGAGGTCGACCGTGTTCCTGGCCAGCCTGTCCATGGAGTGGACGTACAGCGTGTCGCCGTCCCTGATGTAGCCCAGCATGCTCTGCAACTCGGGCCGGTTGGTGTCCTTGCCGCTGCAATGGTCCTCGAACACCCGGTCCAGCTCGATGCCGTCAAGCTGGCGTTCGGTGGACTGGTCGGTGCTGGATACCCGCAGGTAGCCGATGGTCTTGCCCTTGGTCATGGTCTTCTCCGGTGAGGTGTACCGTTGAAGCCTAGACCATGGCGAGAGAGTGTCAAGTAATACCGTTCTGACCCTATCGTGACTGGTCGAGCTGGTCGATGTGTCACGCGATGTAGGGGTCCACCTCAGCGCAGCAGGCCCCACGCCCGTAGATGAGCAAGACGCGCCCTGGCCAGCATCAGCCGGCGCGCTACCACGTCACGCCCGATCTCCAGCTCGGTCGGCGAGACCGCCACCATCACGTTGCAATCGCCGCGCCGCATGCGGTAGTAGACGATCCCATCGTCCAGGTACTTCTCGTTGCGCACGATCACGTCACACCCCATCCGCGTAGGTTTCCGGCTCCAGCATCCGCTCGTCGATCAGGATCGGCGGCACTGGCGACATATCGTAGAGTCTCGAACAGGCGTCGATCAGGTCCTTCTTGGAGCTGAACGGATAGGTCAGGAACTCTTCGAGGAAGCCTTTGTTGAGCGAGTACAGGTTGCCTTCGTGGTCGCGGCGCGAGACCGGCTTGAAGATGCGGAAGCCCTGGCCCTGTTCCCTGATCCTCTTCTGGTTGGCGGTCTCGCCGGTCGTGACCGCCGCCAGGTAGAACCGCTTGCTGATGAAGTCGGGCTGCAATCGCTGCACGCGGTCGTCTTTCGCCTGGGCGCCGTCGCTGGTCCAGTTCAGCTCGATGATCTCGAAAGCGTCCCTGTCGCGTTGCATCTGCTCCTCGAAATATTCGAGGTCGGCCTGCATACCGTAGCGTTCGTATCCCAAAAAAACGGCCTGCACGCCTGGCTGGGCCATCCACGTGCGGCGCAGCCCTTTGAGCGCCTCCCAGCGTTCACGGAGGCCCATTTTGTGGCGATAGCCGTCCAGGAGGTATTTGTTGCCGCCGCTGTCGATGCCGATGACGGCCATCGCGGTGTTGTCGCTGCCGCGCTTCTTGCTGTGCGCGGGGTCGACCATGATGTAGACGTTCAGGGTCGCCGGCCTGATGTCGATGAAGGACAACCATTCCTTGCGGAACATTGCCTCGTTGCCGGCCGCGGGGTTCATCAGCTGCTGGCAGGCGATGGTCGACGGCCCCTGCGCGAGCTTCTTGGCGGCCCAGGCGTCCGGCGTCAGGAAGACCGGCGTGCCGTCCGGCGTGCCATCCGCGGTGGCCGGGTACAGCCGCACCTGCAGGATCTTGCGGTCGATGATCTCCTGATATGTGTCCTGATAGGAATAACGTGTCCCGACATGCCAGGCCCTGATCTTGCCGTCCTCGCCTCGCGCGCCGAGGTTGTCGCTCAGCTCCCACGCGCTGGTGGTCTTGTTGACCTGATCCGGGGTGCTGACCGACTCGCGCGTCACCACGTCGTCATACACGCGCAGCAGAAAGTGGGCGCCGGTGGGTTGCCCGTCGACAAGGCCGTGGCTTTCGACAGTCGCTTCCTTCGGGTTGCTCTTGCGCTTCACCACGATGCCCTTCTCCTCCGACCATTTCGGCGACTGGCCGCGCGGGTCGGGGTAGAAGATGTCGGGGTAGACCGCCTGCAGGTCGCGGTTGCTCTCCAGCTCCTGCTTGATCTGCAACATGAATTTGCGGGCGACCGGCTTGGTATGCGAGAAGATGCCGATCGTGATCTCCGGGTTCATCACGATCTCCTGAATGATCCCGGCGAAGGTGATGATCGTGCTCTTGTAGTGTTCGCGTGCCCATAGGTCCAGGCAGCCATCGGGCCTGGCCTCGACCTCGCGGCAGCGCGCGTACAGCCACGGATGAATGGCGTCGAGCCGGTGCAGCAGTCGCACCAGTAGATAGAAGCGATCATGGCGCCCGAGCCATGCCTTGCCCTCGATGCCGTACTGGCTCTCGACCAGCTCCCACAGGTCCGGCACGGCCGCCAAGGGGGCACTGTGCAGGGCGGCGCGGAACTCGTCAGGCAGGGTCAGCATCGGACGATGGCGTGCCTACGGGCTGCTGGAGGCGCTTCTTGAAGGCGGCACGCAGCTCGGCGAATCCGTCGCTCACTTCGACCGTGACGTTGGTCTCCGGCCCCTGCTCATCGTCCAGCGCCCTGATCTTGCGGATGGTCTCGACGGCGAGCTTGTTGGCCTCGACAATGGTCTTGACATCTTTCGGATGGTCCACCTCGTCCACCATCATCAGCAGCTTGCCCATGCTCTTGCGGGCCACTGCCAGGCCGGTGTTCATGTCCTTGACGTCCTGGGTGGCCTCGTCCAGCTGCACCTGACGAACGGCTTCGTCACTCGTCAGCTCGTTCGTCAACGATTCGTCAGTCAGTGGGATACCGGCCATTGCTTCGCGGACAAGTTCCCGCTTAACATCACTGGTCCCTTTGATCCATCCGGCCTTCTTGGCATAGCGGCGCAGGGTGGGTTCGGGG